TGCCGTCTGATTCCTGCACCTCGCCGAAGAGCGCCACGAGCCAGATGCGTTCGCCTTTCCAGTCGCTCAAGCGAAACGTGCCGTGAAGCGCGTGCGCCGTGCAGACGCGCAATGGCCCGTCCACTTTTTGTGCGAGGCCGGGCCGCGCGATAAACGGCCTGCCGCCGTTCGCCGGCCGCCCGTTTTTGTCCGATCGCCAGAAGCAAATGACCGCCGGGGCGGGCGGGATATAACCGCTGGCATCGAGGAATGTTTTCGCCGCGGCGGGCCAGTAGCCGTCGCCGTCGCCGTAGCCGTCGCCGTAGCCGTCGCCGTCGCCGTAGCCGTCGCCGTAGCCGTCGCCGTCGCCGTAGCCGTCGCCGTAGCCGGAGCCGGAGCCGTAGCCTACGCTGACCATTTGATCTCCTCCCACCGTTTAGCGGCTTCGGGTGTTACCTCAACGACGCTGGTCACTTTTCGCAGTTCGATGTCGGCTCGAGGACCGACCCGTGCGCCATCCATTGGACCATCAGAAGCCAGGCCCATGAAGCCCTTGTTGCTCGTCGGCCAATAAATGCAGTTTCGCGCCGCCCTGAGTTTGATCGTGTCGCCGGATGTTTCGCTCGCGTAACCGAAGAAAACTCCCTTATATTCGGTGGTAATTAAGACAGGTCGTTCCTTGTTCATGTTCCCTTTCAGTTGATCCATTCCTTGGTGATTTGTCTTTTCACGCCCCACCCCCCTTCTCGAATGTCTTCAGGCCGCTGATGAATCCGCCGCGGGCGCGAAGGAACCGCTTGCAAACGTCGGCGGGTATCTCCGACCAGTCGGCGCGGCTCGATGCTTCCGGGTCGTTGCCGGAGTCGGCGCACCATTTTTGGTAGGAGTCGAATGACAGGCTGTTTTCCGCGGCGAGCGCGGCGAGTTGCGCCTGGGGTGAGTCGCCCGCCGCTGGCTCAGTGCGCTTTTGTGGGTTTAGGCCACTGTTGCTGTCGTCGTCATGCGTGGCCTCAGCGTGCTCGGTGACATCAAGATTGGGTTGCGGGATCACGCCGATCCCCTCGCCCAACAACGAGACTTCCTCGCGCAAATACATTCCGCCGCACATCGTCGGGAACGCCTTTCGCATGGCTGACGCTTCAGCGCACTTGCACAACTGCCCGGCGGGGTTTTCCTTCCAGAATTTTGTGGGCGTTCCGTCCTTTGTGGTTTTGATGAACGATTTGAGCGCGATCCGATCGGTGCTCGGGTATTTGCGCGTTTTGAAAAACACCTTTGCCCACGCGCCGACAAGCTCTTGGTCGTCGAGATGGAAATCGCCCTCCAAATCTTTCAGGCCGCTATCGTCCTTCACGATCACGCCGCTCTGCATCCCATCGTATTCGGGGTGCAGCTCACACCGCTTGAGCAGGGCTTGGTGAGCTGTGATGAGGGAGAATTCCGGTCCGTTCTGCCCGTCGTAGCCGACAAGAAATGCGTCAGACTCGAACGGGTTCAGCTTTTTCGCCGCGCAAAGCATGATAAATTTGAGCGCGTCACGTTCGCTGCACGTCTTCCCGCTGCGCGTCGGGACGGCGATGAGGTTTTGCACGATCTTCACCGAGAGTTTTATTTTGTCGGTGCAGCCGACCGGGATGAACTCCACGAGGCGTTCCTCCTTCACTGCTGGTTTTGTTTCCATTGGTTTGTTTCCTTGGTTTTTGGTTTTTTAACTCCCCTCCGTTTTTGACTCTGACACCGCGCACGCAAAGGCCGCCTCACCTCCACTTGCCACCGGCATCGCCTCCGCCGCTTTGCTCGCGGCGTCCAGGCCCGCAATGGTGCGCGGAGTTTCCTCGGCGAGAAACTTCTCGACCGCCTCGTCCAGCGTGGAGGCCTCGAAGCCATGCTGCCGTTTGTCGCACCAGACGCGCCAGACCGCCGTCGGTGCGCGGCCGTCCTGGTATTCCCACACATGGACGATGATGGCGAACGGCTTGGTACATCGGCGGGCCAGAATAGCGTGCGCGCGGGCGATGGTCATGCGGGCTTCGCGTGGCGCGGGCTCAGTTGGGGCACGCTCCAATCTTTCAGCGCACACAACCGACGCCTCTCTCGCGATCGCTTCGTGTCCAACCTCGTCCGTCGCCGTCATGTCGCCCGCGCAATACCGCTCCGCCGCTTCCGGTGTTAGGCACCGCCTTGCCGCCGCTTTGTAGTCGTCGTGAATGAAGGGGGTCTCGGCGGACGCGGAGAGGGATTCGTGGGGGGTGTTTTTCATACGCAGTCGTCGCAGATGGATTGGCCGGCCAGTGTCGTGAACATCGCGCCGCGCAGGTTCGTGTTGCCGCATTTTTTGCAGGTCCGAACCGGGATTGTTTGTGCGCTGAGCGCGGCCACCGCCGTGCGGATGGCCACAATGTCCTCAGCGTCCACCATCGCTTCAGCGGTGAATGCCGCATCCCAATCGTTTTTGATTTCCACTCTGCGCGAGTCGAGGATTTTTTTGATCGTGCCGTCGCAGTGCGAGAGCTGGCTGTCGGTCGTGCCGTTTATTCTCACGCCGCCCCTGCCGCTCGCCCATTGGATTCGGTTTGTTTTCATGTCCCAACTCTGCCACACTGTTGCACACCACGCAAGAATTATTTGCATCTTTCGGTAGGGGCTTGACCCTGAAAATGATCTGGGGGATTCCCTGAGTCGGTGTAGGGAAAATTCCTACCGCTTCGCGCTGTACTGGCCGGCGTTGGCGGCCTTGGCCGCGAGCCTGGCCATTCTCTCTCGCAGCGTGCTCAGGGACAGCGCATCTGTGTCGGGCGGCTCGCGCAAACCGACCTCGTAATTAGCCAGGGCTCCACGGGTGATCCCAACAGCCCGCGCGAACTCCTCCTGCGTGAGCCCGGCGCGGTCCCGGGCCTTCTTGATCTCGGTGGCGAATGACATGGTGCGGGAATGTGCCACAGGGTTGCCGGAGAAGCAAGGGTGGGATTGCGGCGGCCGCAAAAATTTTGTTGCGTGGGTAGATGGGGTTAATACGGTGTCCGTCCGACCTACTGGCGCAGGCCCGCAAAGCCTGTTACGGTTCAATCGGCAGTTTAACGTTTTCGGCCTTTCCGTCGCTGCGTGCGTGGCCCCCGCTTTCGGGGCCGATAGGGCACCGTCCCAAACTTTGCGGACGCACGCAGCGACGGAGGGGCACAAAACAAAACTGCTGATGAATCCAAAGCCCCTCTCGCGGGTTTGGGGTGCGCGCTGTGGGTCCCACACGCAAAAACTTGTCCTAATCTGCATCGCCCATCACGCGCGCGACGATGGCTCCAACTCTTTTGCTTCTATTGCCACGATCGCGCGTGAGTGCAACCTGCATGAACGGAATGTGCGCCGCACGATTAAACAACTTGAGGCCGACGGGCGAATCTTTGTCCACCGACCCGCGCGGCAACACCGGAAGATTACAAACCGATACACGATCGCGATTGAATTGGGCCAGCGGTTGATTGAATTCCAGGCGGTAGAGAAGGGGGGCGTACCGCCCCCCTTAATTGGGTCGGAAGGGGGGCGTACCGTCCCGGAAGGGGGGCGTACCGCCCTACAGAACAGGCAGGAACAGGGAGAGAGGGGAGCGCGCAAGCGCGTCGCTCTCGCTTTTCCAATTCCTACCGAATCCGAATGGCTGATGAAAACGCGCTCGCTCGGGATTCCTGACGGCTATAGCCGCGCCCACTGGCTCAGGCAGGAGGCGGCCTTTCCGCCCTGGGGTAAAGCGCGCGGGAATCTGGACGCCTTCGCCGAACTTGTGAAAATGTGGTGGCAAGAGGATGGCTTTCCACCCGGCGTCCGAAATGGAAACGGCCACAAACCAACTTTCAACCAATCCGAATACGAAAAAGAATTTCCCCTACTGCGGTGAAACCATCAACCAAAACCAAATCATGCCAGACAATCCAAACCTGAGAGACGCCGCGCGCCGAGAGCCGGCCAACCCCGAATCCATCCCGCCCCACAACGCGCAAGCCGAGCGCCTGCTTCTCGCGTGCGCCATCCACCTGCCGGAGTTAATCCCCACGATGGATGAAAGCCTGTTCTACCAAACAGAGTCCCGCGCGGTGTTCCGCAAGCTGGTGGAATTCAAAGGCGCCAACCGCCCGGCATTATCTGACCCACACACCCTTGAACACGACTTGATGCTTGCGCTGGATCGCGACACGTTCCGTTTTATCAACGAAACCCTGAACGAATTACCATCCGAGCACAACTGGCCTTACTGGCTGGAGATCGTCAAAGATTTTCAACGCGCCCGCGCCCTGGAACAGATCAAGCCGGACATGACGCGGGCGGCGGCCCGGCTGGTTAGCGGTGACAACGACGGCTTGATCCAAGTGCAGAAAAAGTTCACCGCTATTTTCGAGAACGCGCCGCAGGTCGGCATTCCCACCATGAAGGAAGTCGTCGGAGAAGTGATTGCCGACCTGGACGAAGCGTGGACGAGCGGACGGAAGCTCAAAGGCATTGCGGGCGGGATTAACAAACTCGACGACCAGACGCAGGGCTTTCAAAAGAAAAACTTCTACGTCATTGCCGCGCGGCCAAGTCAGGGGAAAAGCACGCTGCTCTTGCAGTTCGCTTACGAGGCGGCCCACGCCGGGAACAAAACCTTGTTCTTCAGCCTGGAGATGCAGCGCAAAGACCTTGTTGGACGGATGGCAAGCAACCTGAGCCGCGTCCCGCTCTCGAAATTCAAACAGCAGGAGGCGAGCGACCAGGACTTTAAAAACTTCACCGCTGCGTCGTCGAACCTGTCCAAGCTCCCGCTCCTGATTATTGACGACACAGCCAACCTGTCTGACATCCTCACGCTCTGCCACGAGACGCAGGGGATCGGGTTGCTGGTGGTGGACTATCTACAGCGCGTTCGCATCCCAAACTTCCGAAACAACCGCAACGAACTCGTCACGGAAATTTCCGTGGCGCTAAAAGACCTTTCAATGGTCCTGGACATCCCGGTCATTGCCGCCGCGCAACTCAATCGCGCTTCCGAGAAGGAAGGCCGGCCTCCAACGCTTGCGGACTTGCGGGACTCCGGAAGCATCGAGCAGGACGCCGATTTTGTTTTGCTCCTGCACCCGCAAAAGGACAGCCAACAGACCGACGCGATCATTGCGAAAAACCGTTCCGGCGAAACCGGGCGCATCCCATTAAGATTTCACCGGAACATCTTCCGCTTTGAATCCGTGCTATGAAACCATCCCTCCCCTCCCTCCTCACCGAATTCACCCAGCTAAACTCCGGCCGCGACAAGCCCGGTCCTCTGCGCTCCTACGTCGTTCAATCGCCCGAGGTCGAATCGCGCATCGGCCAGCTTGCCGACCAGATCGCCATCGCGCACCTGGCTCGCCCATGACCGTCACCTCATCCCGACCGCTGAAAAAGAAACACCGCCACGAGACGGCAGCGTGCCCACGATGCGGCGTGCATCCGTTGCTCTATCACGCTGGACTGTGGAAAGCTGAGCTTGGCTGGATAACTGGCCGAATGTGGTATCAGTGTTCAGGATGCGGGGTGCGCGGGGCCAAGGCTTACTCCCACGAACTCGCCGCTACGCTTTGGAATGTGAGATCGACCAAGCCATGACCACCCACCCACGCCCAACCGCCGCCGCATTCTCCACGGTTGATCTTGTGGAACTGCGCCTCCTTCGCGACCGATTGCGAAAGGAATCGCTGCGACTCCGCACTTCCGAAAGGTTCGGCTATGACCTTGCCACCGACGACACGCGCCAGGCCCAACGCTGGCTGGCGCTCGTCGAACGCATCCTGAGAGACGCTGAACAATGAAGCCCACCTTGGACAAGGCCCTTGACGCACTGGCTTGGTTGATCGTCGTCTCTGCGATTCTAGGGATTGTGACAGGTCTCATTTTCATGGCCATCTATGCAACAGCGTTCTTCCTTGGATGGTTGGGTTGCACGACGATCGTGGCGCTCCTTTTGTGGGCTGTAAGCAGGCTTTTGTCATGAGCGCCGCTGAACTATTTGAACTTCCAGTGCTCTCCCCGGTTCGATGCAGCGCATGGTTGGGCGCGGTTGCACTCTCCGGGCTTTCTCGTTCGCGTGCTGCCTCAATCATCTGCGCGCATCACTACACTAAGAGCGTGCCGAGCGGGAAAAGCCATTATCTGCAATGCGGAGACGCAATCGTAGTGTGGTCAATACCCGCCAACAACAATATCGCGGAGTTCATTCTTGGATGGCCCGGCAACGTGTGGGAACTGTCGCGACTCTGGGCACCGGACGGCCATGAAAAGAACCTGCTCACGCGGGCAATTAGCGCCGCCGTTAGATGCCTCCGAAAACTTGAAAACCCGGATGCGGTCGTGAGCTACGCCGACCCAAACGCCGGACATACTGGGGGCGTTTATCGCGCTGCCTCGTGGATTTACCACGGAAAAAGCGAGGAAGTCAGAACCTATCGAGGCCAAGACGGGAACACAGTCGCCCGCCGTGCCTTCCACTCTGGCGAGAGCGCAATGAAGAAGTATGAAATCGAAGCGATCGGCTACACTGAATTGAAGCTGCCAGGCAAGGAACGCTTCGTTAAGCCATTAACTCGAAAGGCGCGGAAGGCACTGAGTCTAATGCGCCTGACCCAATGATTTCCCCCGCGCCCAAGTCCCGCCCCGATTCGCAGAGCATTCCGTTTGCGACAAAACGACTCCTGCCGCTGACTCTGAACAGCGGTGAGGCGGGTCCGCCTCCCGTGTGGGATGCGCGGAACGGGATAAGGGCGTTGGGGGATTAACATTGGCGAGCGCGGCAACGCATTGGAACCTACAATGCGAGCCGGCCAACGACTGAGATGACCGACGGCGCAACAAGACTATGAATACGACCGAGACGCCTCCGCCGGGTTCGCTCCAACCGGTGGTTGGGCCACCATGTGGGTGCATCTGGGCGCTCGGAATAAGAGGGGGCGACATTTGTAATGCGAATGACAACGGCGACTGGATGTGTTGCCGGCCAAGAGGCCACGACGGCGAACACGTAGCCTGCACGCCTGGAAACCACGGGCTGCACAGGTGGCCCAACGACTGAGATGACCGACGGCGGACAACTGACTTTGCTCGCGGACCAAAACGGATCCCCGCCGTTCGGTCCAGCGAATGGTTCGGCGGCGTGCTCTGCATGTCGTCGCGACACGTCTGGCGAGATAACATGGCTGGGTGAGGCAGGGCTGGAAATATGCCAGGAATGCTGGGAAGCGGAATGCAGCCGCTCATGGTGGAAGATGGTTGAACAACTCGACAAACTCGGTCTGCTCGAAGCGCCGCCGAACCATTGATTGGACGGCTAAACAGCGGTCTAACCCGCAAACGCACAGCCAAAAGACAAAGTGAAACGGTGAGCGAGCGCGGTGTTACCAGCTCCCGGTGCTTCGGGTCCCGCGCCCGCCTGACCGCACCCGCAGGCACGCGGGGGCCTCTTGGTTTGATGGGAGCAGGTGGGAAGCCACCCCGGG